TAACGAGCCAACTCTTCACCTATTGTCTCAGCATAAGGGTTAGTCATATAATTCAATGCATCAGCTTCCAAAGATTTTCTGATTGAATCATCACTTTCGTTGGTAAGAGCTTTTTCAATCATCTTAGCTACCATCGGACGTTGATTAATGATGTTAAGTTCAATCTTTCCATTGTCATCCTTTTCAAAAGTCATAGATTTCTGAATAGCTGACATATTATCCAAACCTTCTGAACGGAACTTCGGTGCTTCTTGACCAAACTTATCCATCTTAGCACTCAGGTTATCCAAACTTTCAGTCATACGCTCGATAATAGGAGTGAAAATTGAACCTACAGACTTCATAATCATTGATTCCATAGATTTCATCATTTCACCTTCTGCATTCTTATCTTCAGCAGTATTCTTTTCATCCTCTTTCACCTTCTCTTCTTTCTTGACAGCTTCTTTTTCAAGCTTATCAATATCTTTCTCTTCTTTTGTTTCAGACTCATGGTCACCACGAGCTGCTTTATCTTCAGATTTTTCAATCTTAATATCGCCATTAGCTATTGCTTTTTCGATATATTCTTCGCTAAAGTTTGCATCCAACAGTGACTTTACGATTTTGTTGTCTAAATATTCCTTTTTCATTTTAATTAAAATTTATGTTTACGTAAAAATAGAACCAAATTTTTATTTTACAAATTAAATTCGCTGACTTTTTAAGAAATCTTGAAGAACATTTATAGAAATATGACCCTCTTCATAACTTTTGAATAGATTTTTAAGAATCTCATCATTCTTCGCTTTAAGAGGTTCAATTCTAATTCGGAAATCTTTATCAATGGAAAGAATATGTCCATCCTTTTCCATTTCAAGTAAAATGTTAGTTGTTCGAAAATCTTTATCAGATTCAAATTCGTAATCTACATAATCCTTAGTTTGAACTCCCTTTACAATATCTGCAAAAGTATTTGCATTCACTGGAGTCATAGTCATTGCAAGATTCGTAATAAGAGCTTTTTTGATTTTCTTAGGATTTGACTTATCTCTTTCAAGAGCTTTACCTTCTATACTAAAACCAGGTTTACGATTGGTACCTGATTCTTTCATCTCAAGTGCTTTATCATAAAATGCTCTTGCTTCAGGAGATTTTTTCCAAAGTTGACATTTTACATAAAACTTATTATTTTCAACTTTTGCACTAATAGGTGCTCCAATCCAAAAACGAGATTTATTAATAGGTGAGCGAGAAGTTAAATGGTCTAAATTTATTAAACCATGTTTCAAAAATCGGTCAATTATAAAACCATTAGGTTCCATAGATTCACCTTCTGCATCTTCAGATGCATCGGAAGCCAACCCCTCGAATATCATTCTTTCGTATCTCCTATCATCACCAATTGGATAATCGAGAGGATTAAAAGAAGATTTCTCAAAGTCAGCTTCTGTAAAAAAGTTAAATCTTGAACCTATTTCAAACATTTTCGTTTCTGTTCCATAATCACCGAATTTAGAAATTTATCAATCAAATTGTCGATTTCTTTATATCTTCTCACTCTTTTCCAATCATTTTCAGAAACTTTCTTCTTCGTTCCCATAATTGCACCGAAAATCGCTGCATTTGTATCAGTATCTTCGCCATAATTAATAACTGAACAAAGGTCTTCAAAAAGTGTAGAATTCTTATTTTCTTGCGCTAAATAATTATCAATCACGAGATTATATGTATTTATCACATCACCTCTATTATCATAATCATTCACCTCAAGATTTTCCACTGGCAAATCTCCTAACAAATTTTTGAGTATGCAACAAAATTTACTACCGAATTCAAAACAATTCTTATTATTATGTGTATAGCAACAAAACGCTTCAAATAGATTTTTCATATATTCATCAGATTCATTCAAACAAGCTATTGCAATAGGAAGTGAATAAAACAATGCACCGTTGCCCATTCTATCTGTTCTTGAACATCCCTTTCGTTGTATTGATTCTGCTGTTTGATTTCCAATATCAAACAATCTACTTCCTGCATTGAATTTCTTGTTTTTATACCATAAATCTAAGTTCTTTTCGAATTTATCAATCTTCTTGATGTTTTCTCCAGGCGTACAAAAAGCATCTAATAAACACAATAAAACAGATGTATCGTCAGACCATGTTCCCTCTATCTGTCCATGAATTCCTCCTGAAGCGAATCCACAACAGAGAAATGTTCCTTCACTTCTAAATTCAAAAGGAACACCAAGTACATCTCCAAGGATATAGGCTCTAATACTATTTCTTATCTTCTCTTTCATTGTTCTCGAATTTCTTTGCATTCTTAATTGCATTGTCAACCATTTCATCAGTTGCTTTTTTCCTCTCTTCTTCAGTAGGAGTATGAATAATACTCATTGTACTGCAATCATTCCATCTTGATACTTTCTTTGTTTCCATTAGCTTTTTCTTTTTAGTATCTAAAGATACACCTTTTATTAATGTGGTCCAACAATTCTAATAAAAAGTTACACCATTTCGACAACAATTGAATTAAGTCCTTTAGCAAGAACTTTGAATTTACTGAATCTCTGTGTCAAGTATTCATATTCAGTAACTGTATTATTGATATTCGCAACTTTATCTCCTTTCTTAGCCAATAGTGTTATTTGGAAGTCACTTCCAAACGAAGATAGTTGTTTTAATGAAAACGAACTAAAACTCTTATCTTCTATAACAGAACCAACTTCAGCGTTCAATAATTCATTTAGGCTATTCATATCTCTTGCTTCTAATCTTCTATACAAAACTAAATTTTCTTTGCAAGGATTTTTATCTATTGCTTCAGCAATTAATTGAGCCATTAAAGCAATTCCTGTTCCACCACCTTTACCGTAATTATAATCTCGAATAGCTTCATAATCAGTATCCATATATCTTTTTAAAGCTTTATATTGAGTCTTAGTAACTTTTAACTTTTTACCTTGTTTTTCATAATAATCTATCATTTCACCTTCATCTTCGAAAGTATGACCTGTAAAATGTTTATACTTCACACCATTCCATTCTGAATATAAAACACCATTAGCTACTGGAAGATAACCTGAATCAATAAGTACTTTGTTTACTTCAGCTCTTTGTGTTGATTCTAAATAAGGATATTTACTAAGGATTTCTTCAAAATCTTCATCTTCAATATAATTTTTAAACCTTTTCTCAATATTTTCATCGATAGTAACTGAATCAAGTACTTTCCCAAATCTTTCTTTTTGTTCTTTATCTAAAGTACTGTTTTGAGAATTCCTTTTCTTCAAGAATTCTCTGAATTCTTTTTCGGCCTCAAATTTCGTGTCATTCTTCTCTTCTTTAGTATCTAATTTTTTCATATTATCTTTCAAAACAAAAGCACCTTGATGTTTCGGCCAAGACATAGATTTATTATTACTCAAATCTTCTAATACATATTCTCCCTCATCTTCGTCTCGAGAAAATCTATAATCTACACCATTTTCAGTAAATTCGACAGCCTTACCTTCATCTAACTGCTGTAGAATCTTGCCATACATTATTATACCAGCTTGTGACTTTATAGAATCCATTTTGACTACTGGTTTATCAATTTTATCTTTCTTCTCTTCAGCTTTAGGTTGTTCTTGTTTCTTAGCTTCTACTGTAGGTTCTGGTTTAGATTCTTCTTTTTTAAGAGTCTTTTCAAATTCCTCCTTCACCCGTTTCTTGAATTCATTGAGAGGTTCGTTTGGTTTGGATTCCATATAGAAAGAACCTTTCTTAGCTTTATATTTATCTTCTCCCTTCATATTGAGAACAATCGTCTGACCATTAACCTTAACGTAGGTTTGAGTGATTTTCTTGAAACCATTCATTTCATTAAGTTTCTTATCGATACTATCAGAAATATCTTGCTTCAATTTATCCAACTTAGAATCAAGTGTCTTTTCGTCTATAGGTTTAGTTTCTTTCGCCTCTTTATTCTTAGCTAACTTTTCTTTAATTTTATCAAGTACAGACGAATCTAAATCAAGTTCACCTTTTTCTTGAGCATCAAGAATGCGTTGGAGTGCTGATGTAATACCAAGTTCTTTTGCAGATTTATCATCTGATACTTTACCCTTACGATTTTCGATTTCCTTTTGGGCTGCCTGCTTGACTTCAGGAGAAGCATCTTTATCATTAATTGCAGCTTGTAACTGCTCATCACTCGCTTTAGATGCATGTTGAGAATAATCAACTTTTGCAGTTTTTACTTCAGGTTGCTCGTCTTTTTTCGAAGATTTTCCTTTTCCTTTAGGTTTCCAACCATTAGCAGTTTTTATATACACTTTACCGCCCCACGTCTTTTCTGTACCAACAGGAGACGCTTTCTTAGCTTTCGTTATTTCATTAAAAGAATTTATATCAATCATATCTAATTCTATAGGCAATAGAGGGACTTTTTAATTTCCCTCCATTATTAAAACGAATTCTTAATGTAACTGCAAACGATACTTCGTCTGTTTGAGTGTTGCCATAAAATCTTCAACCCAAGACTTTTCACCTGCATAATTTTGCTTGTCTTCAAGTTTAGAATAGAATTCTTTTGTCCTTTCAATGATTAGATTTGTTAATGCTATCGGGTCATCGACTTCAATTTCTTCACCACTAATCTCACCTTCTTTGAATCGTCCGAATTCTGACTGGCCTGCTTCCATTATCTTATCTTCATAATCTGAAAGCTCCTCTATCAAATCATCGAGATATTGATGTTTAGCGTTATCTTCTTCACTCCAATGGATATTCTTTGACCTCGTTTTCACACCTTCAATAAAATTAGCAAAATCAGCAAACACTTTATACATCTCATCTTTTGCTTTTAGAATCTCAGAACCATCATCTAAAGAAATATTACTATTCATCTCTTTACGAATGTCATCTATACCCCAAGATTTCTCTATTTCTTCATCAGAAACAAGAATCTTGTTTATATCGAGTTTTCCTTCGTTTTTCATCTCATTCAATAGAGATTTAAACATATCAGCTTGGTCAAGGTCATTGAAGTCAATCAACATTCTAAAACCTGTCGGTTTTTCAGTTTCAATCTCAGTAGATTTTTCTATACCATCACCTTCAGGTTCTTTTGTTTCTTTATCTAAATCTTCTTTACATAAAGCATTAACACTATTACAATCTATAGTCTTTTCAACATTCTCTTTTTCTTTCCAATCCTCAGGAAGTTCATTCTCAAGACCCAGCTCTTTAGCACGTTTCTTAATCCATGCTTTCACCTTTTCTTTCGGCATATCAGAAGCGCCGGACAACTTAATAGCATCTTTCAAATCCTGACTATTCCTTATAGGATATTTCCCGTTCGGCATTGCCTCGCCTTTCTTTGCAAGGTCTTTTCTTTCTGTATGTGAAAAATAGGTTTTATTATTTGCCTTTTTGATATCTTCTGGACATGATTTACAAACATCGCCGAAGACTTTTTCTGAAATATCACCATTCAAAAATGACTTCATAATCTTCAAGACTTTATTTTCAGATACTTCAAGTCCTAAAATTCGTTTGATATTATCTTTCATATCAAAAATGAAATCATAATCATCTAACTCTGTAGATGGATTAATCCAAGCAGAACCAATTTCTTCTTCACTATCAAGCAACAATGAAGCTGGAGCTTCACTATCAATATGACCTATAAAATAATGAATTTCAAAATCTTTACCTGTCGCGATTCCAACTGGATAAAGCAAATCTTCAGGAACATCGAATCCAGTCTCTTCAAGTAATTCTCTATGAGCTGCTTCACGCCATTCTTCTCCTGCATCTACATGACCTCCAGGAATGCACCATTCAGTAGTACTTTCACCCATATCACCAACTCTCTGTAGGATAAGAAGTTTGTCACCTCTAAATAAAAGCACATCTGCATATTTCACTTTACCAATCTTCGCTTTGATAATATCATTATAAATAGACTTTGAAATTGTACCAGATTTATATAATCCTTTAGCTTCAAAGAGGTCTTTTGTATCTACAATTGCTTCGGCAATTTCAGTATCATCTTCTAATGATTTTATAGATTTTTCTATAGAAGCCTTTTCCTTCTGAACACTTGCTACGTGTTTTGCATGTTCCTTCAAAAAAGAATCATATCTTTTCAAAGCATCTTCTTTCTCTTCCGTATCCAAAGTAGAGATACTTTTAACAATACTATTTTGTTGTGCAAATTCATCTGCAAGATTATCTATCTCTTTATTAACATTTTGAGATTTTTGAAGAAGTTTTCTGTACTGATTGATTTTTTCTTCTTTTGAGCGAAAATCAAATAATTTCTTTATATTCATAGCTTTATAATTTTTATCCTAAATATACGAATTCTTATTTATAATATATCACTTTTGATACGAATATCTTCAACGTAATAAAAATCATGTTCACCTATATAGATATTATAAAAGAATCTGTTTACAGTTTCTAATTTTTCAATACGGTCGACTATATAACTATTCTTTCTACCCTCGAGTATCATTCCTGGTTTTAATTTAGAAGCTTTTGTAAATGAACAAGTCTTTTTATTTGAATCTATAACATAAAGTAACTGCTCTCCTGATATTCTATCTAAAACTACTTCTTCATCAGCATGACAATATACATTATAAACAGATTCATTAAAACGTGCAGCTCTTTTATAAAGACCTTCTAATTTTGTAAATCCATTTTTATTCATAATTAATTCACCAATCTTTAAATCTTTGATGAATTTAGGTCCTTCGAATGTTCTTACTTCGACAAAACTTGAATTAAAACCACCTTTCATATTATTCATGTATTATTGTTTTCAATATCCCACTAAAATCTTGGATAACGTATTCTATAGGAGCTATCAAATTATAAAGAGTTCCTTTGTATGTAGTTTCTTTAATATCTTTAACAATAAGTTTTCTTACACCAAAATGACTTTTAGATGTATCTTCAAAACTTTTTGCATATTCTTCAATCGATAATTTTCGTTCCTCACTATTTGACCTTAAAGATGAACCTGATATTCTATTCAAACACTCACCTTCAGTCATCTCACTTAAAAGTTTTTCATCTAAAATAGGTAAACAACATTCTTGAGAATATTTGCCAATAAATAATTTCTGACTTTCGCAAATCGAAATTTCTTCACCATTCTCAAGTGTCAATATAAACATCTTACCGTCGTAACCTCCTACATTTATTTTTGCTGGCATATATCTGAAACTGAATGTAGGGATATGAAGCATCTTGACGAAATCAATCCCATCCTTATTAAGGTCACTGATTTTGATGAATTCGTCTTCAAATCTTTCTTCTTTGAGTTTATCATCTTCATAAGTTTCAACCTTCTTTCTCAAGACTTGTACTAATGTATCTCCTTTGTATCCTATCATACTATAAACTCTTTATTACCGACTGTTATTTTAACTTTACTTCTTCTCTCAACTTTTCTATCAAAATGTTTGACTGGTTCAAATGATTGTGTTTCGTCATTCCAAATGTATGATTTCGGGATATAACGCATATTACAACGACAATACGGGTGAATTGGTCCAAGAGTTGGTTTCCAATCTTTTGACTTTAAACCTATATTGTCACCATTCGCTATTAGGTCAATCAACTTGAATATTCTTGGCTTCGTACCTACACCTCCAGTTGTATAGAGTTGTTGACAATATTTACACGCACCAGGGTATACTTGTTTATATACCAATGCTTCTGCACCATGTTCATTCATTATCTGTTGTGCTACACCTATTTGATAAACATATTGCATTTCAGTCTCGACTATTCTGCCCCAATCTCTATTCCAATCGTCCAACGAATGTCCTATACTACTGATAATAGATTGGATTGATTTCTTTTTCAAAGTTCCTTCAATTATTTCCTTCTTAATGGTGGTTAATTCAAGTTGTCTTTGAGTTTCTGCTATTAGCTTAACCTCTTCTTCAGATATAGAATTTGAGAGAATATCTCGCATTCTTTTTCCCATTGTCTTTATATAAGAATAAGTTCGGGTCGCTGCAGCATTATACATTGCTTTTTCTGAAGTCGTCAATGTCTTATACTGCTTCTTGTCTATATAAGACAAAAGGTCAGTATAGTCCAACGTCTTTAATTGACTTGGAGTCAACTGCCCTGAAAGCCTACCAAAAAGGTATGATTGATAATATGGAGGTAATTTCTTCAATTCATCCTTCCATTTATAACCATACCTTTTTAATAACTCCTTGTCTTCAGAAGATAATTTACTCTCACCAAGAACATCTGCAACAATTCTTGCAAGTCGATAATCTATAATATCGAATAACCTCTGTATTTCATCAGGAGTGAAAATCATTGTTTTGCAATTTTAGTCATTTCCTTGGTCAAATCTATCATCATATTATTGACCTGAGTTGAAAACATAACTTGTGCCAATCCTTCATATCCACATTGGACTTTCGGATAACGAATAGGGTCCTTTGTATGATATATAACATTCGACTTTTTAGCCATCTGTTTGATATCAACTCCATCAACTTTTTTAATCGGCGGCATTACTTGTATAAATTAGTTTTATAATAATTTATCGCTTCTGCAAGTATAGGATTATTGTCAAATGATTTATACTTATCAAACGGGTTTTCACTGAATGATTCTTCGTCATTTGGAACTCCTGCTTCTTCTGATTCTCCAGGAACAGACGCTCCATACATCTGTTGCTGTTGTTCAGCTTGTTTTGCAGTCTGGTAGACTTGATTGATAATGATATCGTTTTCTGGGTCGAATGGCCTTCCTGAATACTTCTGGAATATATCTTGCATCGCAACCATACCCTTCTCAAGTTTCTCAGAATCAAGTTTTACTTGAGCTTCTTCATCTTCAACTTCAATACCAGTAAACGAGAATTCGAAGTCTTCATCAAGTTCACTTATGATATATTTTGTAATTACATTTTCAAGAAATATGAGGATAGGTTTCAAACCTTTCTCTCTACTATGTTGCAATCTGGCTTTTTGACCATCTTGTCCAAAGATTTGAGCTTGGTCTTTGAATTGGAATCCTAATTCCGTAGGGTCTATTCTATAGACAGAACAACTCATTATAACCAAGAATTTCAACCAATCATTGAATTCCATATCACGGTTTCCTTTCTGGAGGTCAATCCATTCCAAATCGATACCATTGATAACCGGTACCCTATGAGAATTCTCAACTCCCCTCATCGTCTGCATCCATGCCTGACGAAATTCATTCAATGTTGATGGTGAAATATTCGCATTCTTTACATTAATAAAACCTTTTGGTTGAGAACCTTGTTTGAAAAATAATCCATTATAACTCATTCCCCATAATATCCATGTAATAATCTCTACAAGAGTTTCAAGTTCACTTGTACCATATCCATTCTTACGAATATTAGAAGTTTTGTTTCTAATACCAAATCCAAGCTCCCATGGATAATATAAAATTGGTTCTTTTGTCATAGGATTACGAATAATCATATCATCCCATACCATACAATATCTTGGTAAATAACCTTTGAACCTATATCCTTCGAAAGCCTCTCTCTGTCTTGGGTCAACAGTATCAAGGAACCGAATGAGTGATGCATCAATTGCTCTAAACTTCTTCAACTCCCAATCACGACTCCTGACAATTTCAAATGCAAGTTGGTCCAATGTAAGACTATCGAACGTTATCTTACGGACGAATTCTTGGAAACTATCTATATTATCCCACTTTTCAGTCAAACCTCCATTTTCAAGGAACTTTACAATATTCTCTATCTTTCGTTTATCTTCGTTAGAAAGTTCATCTTCTTTCTCTTCTTTGAATAGACTCTTCTTTCTTCGGATAGTATATCCTTCTTTTTGTTCATCTTCAGAAAAATGAAGAAAGTTTTGCACTTGCTCAATACGTGTATTTACAATTGCACGAATGATATAAATATCTCCCATCCTTCGAAGAGTAGAGAAAGATAAAGCTCCTTTCGAATCTTTGAATCCTTTCCCGTTTCCTGCTAAATCATTAGGGTCAAAGAAAACAGATTGTATATGTGGACTTGTCTTATTGATTTCACCTAAATACAAATTAGCTTTTAATAACTCTTCTGTATCATTAGAACTCAAAGCTGATTGAAGTTTACTTTGAAATGCCATAGGGGCTGCTTTCTGTATCGAATCAAGTTCTTCTAAAGAAAGTCCAGCCAGACTCGATAAAAAGTCTGGCTTTGACTTGATTTGAGAATTCCGTTTATTTCCTTTTCCCATTTTCTTACCGTTTATACTGTTACTCCTGGCTGTACCAATCTTACCGACGCCGACTTGTCACCTTCTGAAAGCGTCACCACGGCTGTTCCCGTTCTCGTGTCCGCTTGTGAATTTTCTGTTGCTACTA